CCCCTCGCAATTTAGGCATTTTATTGACTATATGCACCGGTATGCGGATAGGCGAAGTTTGTGCATTACAATGGCAGGATGTAGATCTTGTTGGCAAGGTAATTCACGTTAATAAAACGATAGAACGCATATATCTCCCTGAAAATATCGGTACCGACAAGAAAAAGACAGTGGTAGAGATAGGATCTCCTAAAACTAATTCATCAGATAGATACATACCTATTCTTAAGGACATTTTCCCTATTGTGAAGAAGTTCTCAGCCGTATGCAAGCCCGAGTATTATGTCTGTTCCTGCTCTGAGGGGTTTGTTGAGCCTCGAACTTTACGTACATATTATCGAATATTCATCCTTGAAAAAGTGAAGTTGGATCATTGCATTAAATTTCATGGGTTGCGCCACACTTTCGCAAGTACCCTGATCGAAAATAAAGTTGATGTTAAAACAGTCTCTATAATTCTCGGACATTCGGATATAAGTACAACCCTTGATGTATATGTACATCCATCGGATGAAGCCAAAAGAGGTGCTGTTAATGGGGGCTTAAAAGGAATATTCAGATAATTAATTTAAATCAAATCAGATCAGAAATGAACACAAGTTTTGAAAGATCGGCTGCTGCTACCGATGAATGGTACACACCGAAAGAA